TCGTGCCGCAACCTCGACACCGAGGTCCTCGACCTCCGACCGCTCTCCGGCATGACCACGTTCACGGAGGAGGACTACGAACACGCCTCCGCCGCTGACCTGCTCCGCGACACCTTCGACGTGACGCCCATCGCCTCCCTTGAGGACGACATCAGCCGCTCCCGACAGGACTACCGCCTCGTTGAGGCCACCGTGTCCTATTCGGGCGTGCAGACCTCCAAGGCCGGCAACCTGTTCGGGAAGATGGCCCTGCGCGACGAATCGTCCATGACGATGGAAGCCATCGAGTCGGGCGAGAACCTCACCCTCAACGCCATGTGCGACACCGACACCGCCAACCGCTTCGGCAAATACAGCGAGGTGCTGGCGCTCATCACCACGTCCATGAGCGAGCAATACGGCCTCTCGGCCAACATCGAAGCCGCCGTCGGCATCGTGACCATCGCTCCGCCCAAGGTCGAGGCCGTCAAGTCCGGCGACGACGCCGAGGACAACGCCGCGTCCTATTTCAGCGACGCCAAGGTCGAGACCATCGACCTCGATGATGAAGACGAGTCCACGGACGACGCCCCTGCCGAGGAGGCTGAGGCTGAGGCCGAGGACACCGAGACTCCCACCGACGCCGAAGCGTCCACGGAGGCACCCGCCGAAGGCGAGGGCTGGACCGAGGGCGACGACGACGACGAATGGGACGATGATTGGGACTGAGTTCCCGCATCACCCGGAGGCGTCCGGGCTGGGGTTCCGCGGAATGCGCCAAGCGCCGCGGGGGGCTGGTTTCTCCCTTCCTCGCCCGAACCCGGCGTCTCCACCTTCTCACGGGGGACCGGCGCATCATGGGGCTTCGGGGGTTGCTCGCGCCGGCCCCCCACCTATCGGAAACAATCATATGGGTGGGTAGCAAAGGTGAGGACATGACCGACGTCACCCAACCACCCTGCACCTGCTGGGAACCCGGCTATGAGCGCATCGACCGACACCCAGTCACCGGCGAGGACCACGCCGTCCTCGTCACCGACTGTCTCCGTTGCGGCTCGCTCCTCATCGAGGACCTGACCCAATAGGCGGCAGGTTCATATAGGTGTGACGACTACGGTAGGACATGAGCAACCAACTGCGCTCCGTCCGACTTGAAGGCGACCAAGACGACCACTTCTCGATTTCAGACTCGCTGGAGGGCAGGCATGGCTCCCACGCGTTCATCATCGGAAACGTGTGGCGCGAAGGTGATTCGGCCGACGCCAACGTGACCATCAGCGTCTCTCGGAGGAATGGAGACCCTGTGGGGATGGACCTTTCACGCTGCGACCTCGACCGCCTCATTGAAATGCTTGAGAGCGTGCGTGGCTACATGGAGAACGGGATGCTCCACCTTGATGGGCGAGAGGCGGCTTAAATAGGTGGGGAACTCACTTGGGGGCATGGCGACCTCCAAAAAGAAGGCTACGCGCTACGCAGACCTCATCGCCTCGTGCGACACGGGCGAGGACATGGTGCGAAGGCGACCGCGCCACATGAAGGTGCAGGGCTTCTCCGGCTCGGGGAAGTCGACGTTCGCGCTCACGTTCTTCGCCCACCACGCTGAGGCGCTGGAGAACCCCGACGCGGCGCTCCTGTGCATCATCGACTGCGACCTTGAGGGCCAAGCCGACCTCGTGGCTCGGGACGCCATCGTGCCCCCTGCTCTCCGACCCCGCATCCTTCGGAAGGTGTGCCGGAACCCCGACGAGGTCAACGACATGAGCCTCGCGTTCATCGACCTCATGCGCCAACACGCCGAGGAACACCCCGACGGCGTGCGCGTCATGGTCATGGAGAACGAGGGAGCGTTCTATCTGTCGTGCCGCGAACACTACGCGTCCAGCGTCCACGGGATGAGCGAGGGTGAACTGCTTCTCGCTCGCCAACAGGAGGCCATTTCAAGCGGGAAGAAGACCCTGCCCACCTACGCCGAGGGCCAAATGCACGCCTACAAAGTCATTAACAAATTGTTTTACAGTCCCTACGAGCGCCTCAAGGTCGCTGGGGAAATGTTCGGCTACCACTTCATCAGCACCGTGTTGCTGAAGACCAAGACGGAGAACTACGGCACGCCCAACGAGACCCGCGTGGTCCTCGCGGCTGGACGTCCCGACATGACCGACCCCCTATTCGATTGGATTATCGAAATGACCCAGCAACAGCGCACCAAGGGCGGCGACGTCGAGTCGCGCCACTTCGCTCACATCAAGAAGTCCCGAGCCTGCAAACCGTTCCGGTTGGAGAACCCGACTCAGGACCGCTTTTGGAAGGCCGTCGAGAAGTCCTCGGAGGCTTGAGCGTGAAGGCGCCCTACCTGTCGGCCTCTCGCTTGAAGATGGCTCAGGACTGCCCGCTCCAATACCACCTGCACTACGAGCAACCCAACGCGGATGCCGTGGCGCTCAAGATGAAGGACAACCACCGCGACCGCGGACAGGCGTCCCGTCTCGGAAACAACGTCCACGACGCGCTGGAGGAATGGCGCCGCCCTGACCCGGAGACGGGGAAGACGCCCAAGCCATCGTTCGGCCGGCTCATGCGCCTCTATGAGGAAGCGCACGCTGGACGCGAGACCGACTTCGACGTCTATGAGGACGGGAAGCGGATGCTCAAGCGCTGGTTCGACCGCCGTGGTCGAGACCCTGTGCGCGTCCTCTATGTCGAGCGCCCTATCGGGAGCCATCAGGCTCCGCACGTCCTGTCGACGGGCGTTCCCGTGTTCGGGTTCATCGACCTCATCATCGAGCATAAGGACGGAACCATTGAGGTTATCGACTATAAGACTCAGCGCCTCGACATCACGCAGGCCGAGGCCGACAATTCGGTGCAGGCCGGCATTTACCTCGCCGTGGCGAGCGAATGGTGGCCCGACCGACCGCTTCAGTTCACGTTCGACCTCCAGCGTCACGGCACCGTGACCACCGTGTGGACCGACGAGCGCCTCGCCGAGTTCAAGGTGTGGCTCCGAGGCCAATGGGATGCCGTGCTGGCCATTGACTCAACCAACACGTTCGACGTGCCTGCGACCATCGGGAAGGGTTGCACATGGTGTGCCTACACCGAGATTTGCCCGACCGCTCAGAACCTCATGCAGAACGGTGCGTGGGACCTCATCGTGCCCAGCACGGAGAACGACCTCGACGCCCTGCTCGACGAGCGTGCGACCATCAAGGCGTCCAAGGCGATGCTCGATAAGCGCCTGAAGGCCATTGACGACCACATCAAGGGCGACGTGTTCGACCGCTCGATGAAGCCCGAGGAATGCGTGACTGAGACGGAGAAGTGGAGCGTCGAATGGCGCGAGCAGACCCGCCGCTCCTACAACGGCTCCGACCTCGTCGACCTGTTGCCGCCCAAGGTGTTCGGGACCATCGCCAGCGTGAGCAACGCGGCGGTCGACCGCATCCTCCCTATCCTCCCCGATGATGTGGCCGATGCCGTGCGTAGGACGCAGGTGGTCAAGCCTCAGCGAATGCTCATCGTCAAACCGAAGGAGAAGGCGAATGGAAACGACTGACGACCAGCCCTCGTCTGAGGATTCGCCCGACCCTGAGGTCGTGCCGTCGTCCAAATACGGCACACGACGGAAGGGTCGCCTCGGGAAGAGCGACGGTCGCAACGTCAAGCGTCTTTGGCGGGCCATGATGGACGCGGGCGCCGAGTTCCCTGACGGGACGCCCCTATCGACGGGTGAAATCCTGAACCTGCCGAACCAGCCGTTTGAGATGAACCGCCTGTCGAACCACCTCGCCAAGAAGCCACACCTGTTCTTCATGGCCGGCGCGGTTCGCATCGCCAGCCTCGACGGCCGAACGAGATACCCGCAGAAGACGTGGCTGGCTCACCCCGACGCCTATGACGAGGAATAGACCGGCACATTAATATAGGTCCGGCTCCTACCATAGGACATGAGCCGAACCATGCCCACCCCCGAGCGCTACAGCCCCATGACGCCCGCATACGCGGACATCACGACCGAAGCCGAAGTGCGAGACATCGCCCTCCGCATCGCCTGTGCGCGGTCCCCCGAGAACATTTCCTGTGACGGCGAAGCGTCCCTCGCGTCCATCCGCCGCGCACACGCATTCCTCAACCGCCACGAGCAGGCGCTCCAAGCCGCCGCTTACCGCATCGGTGTGCCCCTCTCCCAAGTCCGCGCTTGGGCGCGGGACTATTGAGCGACACTTTAATATAGGTGAGACGATAAGGACAGGACAGGTGAGACCCATGAACCCGTATTACCGCCAAGAAGTGACTGCGACCCTGACCATCGCCCTCATTGAGGTGTATGCTGAAGTCGCTGAGAACCCCGAAGCCCCCGTCGACCGCGAAGCCATGCTGGAGACGGCACGGTTCGGCTACACCCTGCTCACTTCATGGAACATCGACGCATCCGAGCATGACGGCATCGTGAGCGAGGCGCTCTCGGGCGCTGGCCTGACCTCCGAATGAAATAGGTGGGGCGCCAACGTCGGGGCATGACGCCCAACAGTCGTGTGACCCGCACCGTTCGTGTGCAGGGCGACGCGGCTGGGCTGGCCTCCGTGCTGGAGCGCGTGGCGATGGATTCCCCCGCGGTGCCCGTCCGCCTGCTCTTTGAGCCGGAGGGTGTGTCGTGCTGGACCCTCAATGCTGGGAAGACGCTCATGCTGATGCTCACCCGCTGGCCTGTGGCCGACCTCAAGGTCAAGGAGCCATGCGTCATGGTCTGCGACCCCAAGGAGGCGGCGTCCGTGATTCGGTCCAAGGGGCGCGGCGGTCTCGTCCGTCTCAGCACCGAACCGTCCGAGCCTATCGCAGTCCTGACTCAGGAGCATGGCGGCGCCGAGGTTATGCCTGCCGATGAGGACGACTGCCTCACCGTTCCCGACCGCAACCGGATTCCCCACGCCGCAGACGGGACGGCCCTGTTCCCCATGTTCGACTCGGAGCCGGCGACATGGTCCGCGACCATGCCCGTGGCGTCCCTCCGAACGGCCAATGCTGAAATGACGGTCACGAAGGCCCCCTACGTCGTCTTGACGCTCAAGATGGGGGGAGACCCCTCCGAAGCCCGTAGCGGCCATTGGAGCGGCAAACAGACGCGTTCTTGGGCACCCATCGAGGCCACACCCACCGCACCCTTCACCGTGGCGTTCACGGACACCCTCAGCACGGTGATAAGCCGGTTCAGCCCTGAGACGACTGAGGTGAGGGTCTCCAAGCACGAGAAGGGGTCATTCGTCGTCATTGAGGCGGTCGATGGACCCGACACGGTGATTGTGGCGACCGAAGCCATCAACGAGGTGTGAGCATGGACGACCAACAGACCCAGCAGGCCGAGGAAATGCTCGGCATGACCGACGAGGACCGAGCGACTATGCGAATGATGGTGGCGGTCGACCTGTTGCTGACTGCCTCCGGCATCAGCGAGGAGCAGGTGGTCACGGCCTACCGCGCTCGGCTGGCTGATGAAATCCGCTCCGCGGCCACCAGCCTCCTTTCGACCGTGGGCGACCGTTAAGAACCCCATAGACCTCCGTCAAGGCATGACCGTCCACGAGTTCACCGGCGTCACCGCCTCCATCACCGTGAGCGGGTCGCTCACCGGCTTCGTGTCCGGCGACTTCAGCCTCGCGGTGGCGACGGGGAAATACGTCACCCTCGGCAATTCCTACGCTACGTCGCACACCCGCGGCCTGCGCTCGGCATCCGGCTCCCTCAAGCGTGCGTGGGGCATCAGCGACGCCACGCTTTACACCTATTTCACCGGCGACTCGCTGTTCGACATCACGTTCGACAACGACGACGGCACGGGCGACCACACCTACACAATCAGCGGTTGCGTCTTGACCGACCTGTCGGTCGAGGGCATCGAGGCAGGCTCCGAGGGTGCGTTGATGATTAACGCGTCCTTTGAGGGCCTGACTTGGTCCCGTGACGCGTGAGACCGCTGACGCTGGGAGGCACACCCCATGTGGATTGACGACGCTATCGAGAAGGCCGGAGAACCGATTGACGTTGACGTTGAGGCGCTGGGTATCGGCGTCGAGACGATTCAGGTCATTCCTCTCTCCGCGGCCGAGTTCAACGTGCTGAAGTCGCACCCCGAGGTGCGGTCCCTGACCGGCGACGACCGGAGCGAGATGCTCGGTCTCCTGATGGTCTGCGAGATGATGCGAAAGGCTGACTCCGAGGTCACATGGGCGAAGATGAAGCGCCTGCCCCTGACCACGCTCGGCGCTCTCGCAACGGCTGTGACGGCCGCTGTGGGCACCGAGGGTGCGCTGGGGGAATGACCGCCCTCGCCCGCACGGACGAGGGCCAACACCTGTTCAGCGTCCTCTCGGACCTCGGCATGAGTCCCCGCGAATGGCGGGAACTCGACGTGCGTGACCGTTGGTTCCTGATGGAGGCCAAGTCCGAGGCCAACAGGCGCATAAACCGTGAGCGCCAGCGACAGCGATAGGGGGCGTTAGCATGGTCGATACCCACGAGGTCAAGACTCGGCTCACAGCCGATTCGACTTCGCTGATGGCCGGCCTACGGAACGCGACCACCGGCTTCTATGCCGCTGGTGGCGCCGCGTCTCGGATGGGGACCGTCGCTCGCTCGGCGTTCAGCGGGATGGCCGCCGTGGTTGCGGCCACCGCCATTTCAGTTCGGGCCGTCTCCAAGGTCATGGAGGCGGCGGTCAAGACCACCATCGAGTTCGGCGACACGCTGGCTCGGACGAACGCCATTCTCGGGGGCACCGGCGAGGACATGGAGGCCCTCGGCAACCACATTCGGGAGGTTGCGAAGGTCACGCGGTTCACCGCTTCTGAGGTCGGCGAGGCGGCGAACGCGCTCTCTATCGCCGGTGTGACGATGAGCGAGATGGTCGACGATAAGGCGCTGGAGAACCTCGTCAAGTTCGCCATCGCCGGTGGCGTCGACATTCAGACTGCGACCAACATCGGTATTGCGGGCGTTAAGGCGTTCGGCATGGAGATGTCCGAACTCGGCTTCGTCTCGGACGTTCTGACTCGGACGTTCACGAGGTCGAACGTCGACATCGTCTCGCTCGGGGAGGGCATGAAGTTCCTCGCCCCTGTGGCCAAGTCCGCGGGCCTCAGCATTGAGGAAGCGGCGGCGGCCGTCGGTGCGCTCGGAAACGCTGGACTGCGCGGCACTATTGCCGGCACAGGTATGCGTATGGCCATCAACAAATTGCTGAAGCCGACCCACGATGCGATGCGGGCGATGCGGGACCTCGGTCTGAATGTCCGAACGCTGACGCCCGAGGGCAAAGCGGCTGAGATGTCGCTGTTCGGCGTGACTATGCAATTGGATAGGGCCAAGGCCGCCAGCGCCAGCCTGACGACCGAGATGAAAGCGCTCAACGGACAAATGACCGACCTGAGCATCGAGCAACAGGCGAACACGTTGGCTATCGAGCAGATTCGGGCGAGGGCGGCTCGCTCTCACCGCGAACTGACCCAACAGGAACAGCAGACCGTCGACCGACTCACCAAGCAGAACGAGGCACTACGCCTCTCCGAGATGGAACTTGACCTCCAGCGCTCTCGGACCCAGCGCACGCTCGACCAAGTCAACGAGGAGGAGCGCACCCTCTCGGCAACCTCCAAGGACCTGCTCAGGACCGTTGAACAGCAGACGACGGGTATCACCAGCCTCGGCGACGTGCTGGACCAATTGAGCGCCGCAGGCGCCACGACGACGCAGGTGCTTGAGATTTTCGGGGTGCGTGGTGGGACCGCCGTGGCCGCCCTGCTCACCCAGCGTGACGCGTTTCACGCGCTCGTCAACGAGAACGAGAACGCGGCTGGGGCAACCGACCAATACGTCAAGTCGCTTCAGAACGTCGAGGACGGAACGGCGTCGGCTAAGGAAATCCTGTTCCTGTTCAAGTCGGCGCTTGAGGATGCGCTCATCGAGATTGGCGGCCCGCTGGTCCTCATCCTGACCAGCCTATCGGACGTGATGAAGGGGCCGATTTCAACCGCTCTCAAGGACAACGCCGACCTCTTCGCTGTGCTGGGCGGTGAAATCGCGTCGGCGGCGGCAATCATGGTGCCGCTGGCCGTGTCGATGATTCCCGACATTATCCACATCATGCGGGCGCTCGTCCCCGTCCTCGTCGTCGTGGCGGTGGCGTTCAAGGGCGTGATTTTCGTCCTCGGCTCCGTGGCTCAATTGGTCATGGGCCTGATTCGTCTGTTCGCTGGCCTGCTCAAGGTTATTCTCGCTGTGGTGCAGGCTCTCCTCAAATTGGCGGGGATTCGGCAGAAGGGAGGCATGGGTATGCTCAGGTCGGCTGGACGTGACCTCAAGCAGGGTGGGAAGGACACCCTGATTGGAGGAGCGAAGACGTTCGCGGCCTTCGGAACAGGTGGAATGGGCGGGATGGCTGGTGGGCTGGCTACGGGCACGATGATGGGTGCTGGCGCCGGTGCGGCGCTCGGTGCTGGCGTGGCTTCCGGTGCCGTCGGGATGGCGCAGTTCGCAGACGGCGGGTTCGTCGGTCGTCCAACCCCAGCGCTCGTCGGCGAGGCTGGTCCCGAGGTGGTCATTCCTCTCGGTGCTGGGAAGGAGGGCCGGCGCG